TTATTTGCTAATTCTTTTCTCAAAAACTCTTCACTATTATTCATCTTACTTTGAGCATCTTTTCCAAACTGACTACTACCCTCAAAGATTTGAACTTGACCAACGTTGGTGTTTATAGTCGCTGGATAAGTAACACCATCAATACCAAATCTGTTTTTAATTATGTGAAACCTACCTGTATTAGCTATTTTATCCTCTACCTTTCTACTCATACTCATAACAAAATCTGCAGTCATAACCTTACTATAATCCTCAGCTACTTTATCAGCTCCAATAATATCTTCTTCAAGTGCTGAACGATTAGCTTGAGAAGCTGTCCAAATGGGAACTTCTAACTCACCAGCAAGTCCTCGTAAATCTTCATAGATACTACCAAGAGCATGTCTTTTTTCTTTGAAAAAATTACCACTTGGCATTAAAATATCTGCATAGTCAACAAGAACTAAATCTGGTTTTACACCACTAAGTTCTATTTGTTTTAAATGAGCTCCAAGAGTTTGAACACTAGCTGATTTTGTAGCAAAATATTTTATTAAAAGTTTTCCAGGTAGTTTTTCTATTTTTGACTTGACTTCATCTTTATAATACTTTATATTAGCAGTTGTTACACCAGTAAAAATAGAATCATATCTTAGTCCGACATAATTTTCATTTAACTCAAGTGTGTAATGAATAACTGTTTTATTCTTTTTAAGAGCACCAGCACCAAGAGCTTGTAGTGTCCAAGATTTACCGATACCAGCGGGAGCAACAATTACACCTAACTCTCCAACACCTAGTCCACCATCCATGATATCATTTACAATATCCCAAGGAGTTTCCGTAGTTGTTCTCGATGATTCTTCTAGTCTTAATTCTAGAGAATTAATGTAATCTTGTCCTAAATCTCTTGTACTACCAGCTTTCATTGCATCATCTATGATAGTTTTTATACCATCATAATCTTTATTCTCTAAAAGATTTACTGATTCTAATATAGCATTTTTAAGTGTTTGATTCTTACAAAAATCAAGGGTTTCACTTTGAACAAATTCTAAATCTGTTGATTCAATATTTTTCCAAACGTCTCTTAATTTATCAACGACACCTGTTTTCAAAACATCATTATCGATATTTTCTAATTTAACTTTTAGAACCTCTAAGGTTGGTTGTTTTTTGTATTCATAATAATAATTACGAATCTGTTTTATCAACCACTTGTTTGAATCAGAATCAAACATATTTGGTTCTAGTATGTCATTAATAGTCTGTAAGAATTTTATATCACCTAACAATGAAGCTATGATTTTGGATTGAAATGATGTTCCAAATTGCGTTAGGGTTTCACTCATTATAACTCTTCTCTGCGTATTGATTTAATTGATTAAATGTTTTTAATAACCAACTATCCACGTTAGGTAAAGCACTATAAAGTTTATCTTCTAAAAACATTGTTTGAAACTTATACTTTACTAACCGATTTATTGGTTCACTTACTCTGTCTATTATTTTACCTTTCGTGGAACCTGATATATCAACATCTTGTAACTGCATTAATTTATAATTTCTATCAATTATATCTGAAGATTCTGGTAAAATATCAATAACCTTATCTATATTACATATCTCGTTTTCGCACAAAAACGGTAACTTTTTTTTGATTGTCTTTAAACCAAGTCCACGAACACCATTTATGTTGTCAGATTTATCACCATCTAAAACTCGATACCAAATATAGTTTTTTGCAGTTATACCAAACTCATCAAATACAGCTTGTTCATCATAAATCTTCTTCTTAGTTGGACTCCATATTTTTGTCCTACCATTAGCTAATTGAAGAAAGTCTTTATCGGTTGACATAACTACGACTTGTTTTGAATGTGTAAAAACTTGTTTACACAAATAACCAATCGTGTCATCGGCTTCTATATTGTCATATGATAATACAGTTAGTGGAAGAGTCTCTAAATACTCAACTGTTCTCTGTATCTGCATAATCATATTTTGTTTT